ATGCAAAAAACTATCATCATCCCAGCACAGATTCGAGCTGGCCGCGCGTTACTCGACTGGTCTCAGGATGATCTCGCCAAAGCTGCTGATGTGGCGTTAACGTCGGTCCGTGACATCGAAAGTCAGAAACGTCCGCCTGACAGCAGCACCGCTACCGCAGTCCGCCGAGCGATTGAGAACGAGGGCATTGAATTTTTGTCGGGTACAGGTGAATTCGGACCAGGAGTGCGCTTCATCGCAAATCGTCCAAACTTGGTACGCCGTCCAACGACCATGACTAAGTGGGACGGGATTCCGTTCATCGTCGAATGGCAAGGCAAGGAAGTGAATGTAGTCCTCACTCGCGAGGCGATTGAGGATCTCGGTCACCTTACCGGCAACGAAGGGGATTCCGTCTACCTCAAGACGTTCGACAAATTCCGCGGCAGCATTCTTGATGGCGTACGCGCAGCGATCACGGATCCTAGCAACTTCGATCGCCAAGGCAACTTGCGGTTGCCCGGCTCTTACTTGCGGGAGTTAGCCTAGTCAATGTACTCCATTGGAGAACTGCTGAGGGAATATCGAGGTGAAGTCAACGTGGCGTCCTCTAGCTTTTATGCATGGAAAAACATTAACAACCTAGCTGCAAATAACCCTGCATTGTTTCAGGCGCTGCAGCGGAACGCGCTCTCTTGGAACATTTTTGCGCACTCCTTGCAGATCGCGTTCTTCTCGGCGCTTGGGCGACTTTTTGATCGCGACGCGCGCTCTCTCACTGCCCGCACATTCATCAGCAAATGCGCAGCGGCCCAAAGTCAATTCAGCAAGTCTGCGTTTGAATTACGACGACTAACCAGCAACCATGGCATTAGGCCGGAGTACATGGATGAGTATCTATCCGACCTTTACGAACCAGTCGCTGCCGATTTCAAAATGCTCTCAGATGCGATCACGCCGTGGGATGCGGTGTACCACGCGAGCTATCAGCCTATCCGGAACAAACTGATTGCCCATAAAGATTTCTCGACCATCGGAAGTAAAGACTCGTTGTTTGCGAAGACGAATATCGGAGAGATCGAGAATATTCTCCAAGTCTTGCACCAAGTTGCAGCTTTCGTCGAGCAACTTTTTATTAACGGCAGGCAAACCAATCTTATTGACCACAAACTTCGCGAAGAGGAATACATTCGTAAGGATTTAGAGAATTTACTAAGAAAACTGGCCGTGTAACGAATGATCCCTCATTAAAAACTCTAACACCCCATGAAGTTGGGCAGGCCACTTCAAAGTCAAACAATACTAGCGCAGGTACGCGAATTCAAAATGGAGAAAAAATGAGAGCGAAACTACGCGTCGTTTTTGACACAAACGCGTTCACACCTTCAACATTTGATCTACTTGAACGTGGTCCGATGCGCTCGCTCTGCAAATCCCGGCGAATAGTCCCGATTTACGGACACGTGTTTCTGGAAGAGACTTTTCGAGCATATGGCGCGGCAGATAAGCGAAAAGAATTGATTCAACGCTGGATACCCTTCATCACTGAAACCGTTGATCAGTTCTGCGACGATTTCATCGGAATTTGGCACAAAGAACTCGTGCAAGGTTTGGGTACCAAAGCAAATATATTCATGCGCACCCAAGATCAGAAGATACTCGTCACAAGATTGAAAGATATTCCGTTAGACGGCTCGTGGACAGCTTGGCACACGTCAATGCCTGATCGAAATGCTGAAGCTGCGAAACGTGCCGCGCAACGAGAAATATCAAAAAATATTCGCACTGAGGTAGCCGATTGGCGCAAAGTCGTTAACTACAGCCCGAGAACTCATGGGGTTACACGATTGGACCGATACCTGAGAAGTGAAATCGAATTCGCCGGCCGTACTTTTTTGCCCGCCGTAGTGAAATGTCTACATCCTCAGGTCATTGTGAACCGATGGAGGCGCAATATGTTGAATTAGCCGATCACGTTCAGCCCCTCAAGGAGGGTGGTGAGCGCTTTGGTTGGCAAAACCTACAGCCGCTTTGCGTGTCGTGCCACAACCGCAAGACCGCGCGCGAGACTGCAGCCAAGCGCTACACCCCCTAGGGGGTCTGAATCTCTACAGTCTGAAAGTAGTGAGGCGTTGCCTTAATCAAATTTTTGCGCGTGCAAATTGAAACAAGGGGGGATCCCCCCAATTGGAATATTTATGGCTGGTCGCAAACCACTACCCACGACAGTTAAGAAAATCAGAGGGACGTTACAGAAGTGCCGCACAAATCTGAATGAACCAAAGCCTCAGGGCGAACTGGTTGACCCACCGGACTACATGGCCGAGGGCGCGAAGTCAGCCTGGCGCTATGCACTTCAGTGTGCACCGCCTAATTTATTAAAACGATTGGATATGTCTGTGCTCGAAGTCTGGGCCTGTGCCGCGGATCTGTATCGCAAAGCTCAAACGGGCATTAACAAGACCGGTCTGCTTGTAAAAGCTCCAAACACTGGTGTGCCAATGCAATCACCGTACCTTGCGATTGCCAACAAGCAAGCTCAAATTATGACCAAGGCTGCGACTGAGATGGGTTTTACTCCTGCGTCGCGCTCACGTGTATCGCTACCGATGGAAGCTGTTGATGAAGGCATGGATCCGTGGGCAGATATTGCAGGCTGAACTTGACTGATGCCTTCAGAGAATTATGCAACCGCTGCGAAACGTTACGCCGAGGCCGTGGTTGCCGGCGATATTCTGACCTGCAGCTGGGTACAGAGGGCGTGCAAGCGCCAGTTAAATGATCTGGCGAAGTTCAAAGGTAAGGCTAGTCCCTACCGCTTTAATCCAAAGCTCACTGACAAAGACGGCCGCAGCTTTGCTCCTGCGGATAATCTCTGCGGCTTCATAGAACGCCTGCCCCACGTTAAAGGGCCTCTCGCAGGAGAGATGATCAAGCTTGAACCCTGGCAGGTATTTATCCTGACAACCGTGTTCGGCTGGGTTAAACCGGATGGCAACCGCAGGTTTCGCAGATCCTACATTGAAGTGCCGCGCGGTAACGCCAAGTCAACCTTGTCCTCAGCACTCGCGCTATACATGCTTGCTGCAGATCGTGAGCGTTGGGAGGCATCGATCGAATCCGAGCTGTTGCTTGAGGGAGACGAGTTGGAGGTCGAATTTGATTTTGCAAATTTGATGCGAGGCGATGCAGCAAGTCGTGCCGCCTACTACCAAAGCGGTATCCAAAACGGCTGGCTCACACGCAACGAAGCCCGCATAGCTGAAAACTTAAATCCACTTGAGGGCTTAGATGAACCGCTCAGACCCTTGAATATGGTTGAAGAAGGTGATGCTTTGACGCAAACAACTGCCCCAGGCGCTGATCAATCAAACACGATGGAACCAAATAATGAAGACTGAGTTACTAATCGCAGAGTTTCTGTCTACTCCTTGGGCGCTGATGCCTGAGCGCTTGAACGCAGTCTCTGCGGTGATGGCGCGCTGGTCGAGCCATGCGCCTGCTTCGAACGAGGTGCTCGCCGGTATAGATGTCGATAAAGTTACCCGAGAGGCTCGCCGCCAGACCGCAACTTCAGTCTCTGGTGGCGGGATTGCAGTCTTACCCCTGTACGGTGTGATCACCCAGCGTGGCAACATGATCGAAGATGTGTCCGGTCCGGGCAGCGTCAGCACGCAGAAATTTGCGTCCGCCTTGCGTCAAGCGTTGGCTGATGAATCGGTGAGCCAGATCCTTATCGACATAGACAGTCCAGGCGGCAGCGTCTACGGTGTTGCAGAACTCGCCGATGAGATCGTGGCCGCACGTGCACAGAAACCAATCATTGCTATTGCCAATAGTCTCGCGGCCTCAGCCGCCTACTGGATCGGGTGCTCAGCGTCAGAGTTTTACGTGACACCGGGTGGTGAGGTGGGATCAATCGGCGTGTGGCAAGCGCACTTCGATTATTCGCAGGCACTCGCCGCGGAAGGTGTCACTCCAACACTCATTTCGGCTGGCACTTACAAAGTAGAAGGCAATCCCTACGCACCGCTCGATCCTGAGGCGCAAGCCTTCATGCAATCGCGGGTGGATGATTATTTTCTCGCCTTCTCGAAAGCTGTTGCGAAAGGACGTGGCGTGCCAATCGCTCAAGTGCGCAACGGCATGGGGCAAGGCCGAGTGTTGGGTGCAGACGGTGCACTCGAACAGAAGATGGTCGATGGGGTCGTGACCTTAGACGAGGCGATCCGAAAAATGCAGCTTCAGGCAAGAGCACAGGCAAAGACAAAAGCCTCAAGGATCGGCCTTGCAGCCCAACGTCTTACGCTCGCCGAGCTGTGATCAAGTTCGAGCAGTAATTTCGATTCCCGTCGCCTTGAAAAGTTGAAGCATCCTTCCTACTTCGGTACCAGCCAAAGTTGTGCCAAGTGTTGGAACAATCGTAACTAGCATTTGCCGAAGATCAATGATTTTAATGGGATTACCCTCGAGAGCATTTTTGAATTCTGGATTTGACTCCCACACCGATTTATCCCCTACAACCTTGGTCACGGCAAGCACATAGGTGAATTCTCGTAGACCAGTGGAATCCTCAACGGCGTCAATGAATGCTTTAGACCACTTTGGTATGACAAGTTCGCGAAATCCTTTCCAAGCAGCTCTGCCGCTGACGATCCGTTTTTCGTTAATGTTTCGAAGTTGATTTGCCGGATTAAATCCGCCTTGCCAGCTCTTACAACTTACGACGATGACTTGATCCGCACCATTCTTTCTTGGGTTATAGCCGATGACATCAATATCACTATGGTTCGAATCTCGGTTCAATTCAAAATCTGGATGGTCTGCCCTTGGTTTGTATTTGACGTTGTGACGAACAAAATAGCCTTCGTGTAGCAAATATTCTTCAACCAACTGTTCAAGAATATCTTCTTTGGTTGCCATAAAAATTTTCCCTTCCTATCGAAACAATAGCCTCAAACCACTGTCAATTAGTCGTTTTTATATATTAGAAAGTACACCTTAGCGGTTTGTTCTGCAAAGGCTTCTTGTCGCCCACTTCAATTCCATACTTTTAATTCCCAGTTCACCCGCCTTGTGCGGGTTTTTCTTTTTGGAGATTCAAAAATGAGTAAACAACTCCGCGAGCATCAGGCCCGCAAAACTGCGCTCGTCAAAGAGGCTCGCGCGTTGACTAATTTGGTCGCATCCCAAGACCGCGACATGACTGATGACGAGGTCTCGGCCTTCGAAGCCTTGCGTACCCGCATTGACTCAGCATCCACCGCAATTGACCGCGAAGCTGCGTTAATCGCAGACGAGTCCCGTATTGGTCTGGCAACACTCGCCGGGCCAAGCGTCACTGATAACCGACAAGCCGATCCGTTGCATGGCTTTCGCACCATGGGTGAGTTCGTGCAGGCTGTCTTTCAGGCAGAAAAGCCTGGCAAGAATATCGACGAGCGTTTGCTCATTGGCGGCGGTCGCAATGCCGCTGCACCGGGTACCTTTAGCAACGAGGCAGCTGGTCAGGATGGTGGCTTTCTTGTGCCACCCCAATTCTCACAAGAGATCTTTAAACTCTCGCTCGGTGAGGACTCGCTGCTGCCTCTGACCGATAACGTCGAGATCTCGGGTAATAGCATGGCGTTTCCCAAGGATGAAACTACTCCCTGGGGCACCAACGGCATTCGCGCCTACTGGCAGGGCGAGGCGGCCACAGCCGTCGCTACCAAACCAGTCCTGGGTCTTGCCACCTTGCGTCTCAAAAAACTTATGGCGCTGGTACCCACGACCGATGAGTTACTCGATGACGCCAACGCGTTAACCAGCTACCTCCCTGAAAAAGTCGCGCTCTCCATTCGCTGGAAGACCAACGAGTCGATCCTCTTTGGTGCGGGTAACGGTGTGCCTATTGGTGCGCTCGCTGCAGGTGCCACAGTAACGGTCGCCAAAGAATCTGGTCAGGCCACGCAAACGCTTGTGGCGCAGAACCTCGCCAAAATGATCGCACGCTTGCCGACCGGGTCGTTTGCGAACGCGGTATGGATCGTCAATAACGATGTGCTGCCCGCGCTGTTCACGCTCACCTTGGGTAATTACCCGATCTACATGCCCATGGGCCTGACGGTGGGCGGTATTCAAGCATCTCCTTACGGCACGTTGCTGGGCCGTCCGGTGTTTGTCTCGCAGCACGCCAACACGTTCTCGAGCCAGGGCGACATCCTGCTCGTGGATCTCAAGTACTACCAGACCATCACTAAGGCCGGTGGCATGCAGACCGCAACCTCGATGCACCTTTACTTCGATGCGGATCTGACTGCGTTTCGCACGACCTTCCGTATGGATGGCCAGTCCAAGATCGTGGCGCCTATCTCGCCTGCCAAGGGCAGCACCACTATGTCGCCTTTCATCCAGTTGGCCGCACGTTGATCGCACCAACGGCAAACGTTTTGCGCTCTTTGCACCCCATTTTTTAGGAGTTACTCCATGTTTCCCAACTCAAAAGCGAGCGAACTGCTCACCATTCTCGCCACAATCGATCCAGTCTCCCAAGCGGCGGGCACCGTCACCACCGGCTGGCTCAGCGTTGCCAACCACCACGCGCTGGTGGCTGTCATTCAGACAGGTGCACTAGGAACGAGTGCCACACTCGATGCCAAACTGCAGCAAGCCATGGACAGTTCTGGCACCAGTGCCAAGGACATCACCGGCAAGGCACTCACTCAAATTGTCAAAGCCACCGGCGATAACAAGCAGGCGCTCATCAACGTCAAGCCCGAAGAACTCGATACCGTGAACGGCTTTGGCTTTGTACGCCTGTCGCTGACTGTTGGTGTGGCCGCAAGCCTCGCGTCTGCGCAGGTGCTGGGCGTGAACCCACGCTTTGCACCGGCCGATGCGTCCAACCAAGCTGCTGTCGTCCAGATCTTATAAGCGGCTAACCCGTGCCCCTGACACTTGTCACCCCACCCGCAGAAGAACCAGTCTCGCTTACTGAGGCAAAGCTTCATCTGCGGGTGGACTTCGCCGAGGATGATGCGCTGATCACAGCGCTGATTACTGCGGCTCGTCAAGCAGCCGAAACTATTACCGGTCGGCAGCTTGTGACTGCGCGCTGGAAGATGACGCTAGACAGTTTCCCCGGACCTGCTATTACGAGCATTCGCGCAGGTCAAGCGTTCTCTTTGCCTGGACACGCTATTTTGTTACACAAGTGTCCGGTGCAGTCCATCGTTTCAATTCAGTACCTCGACACGGCAGGTGTACTTCAAACCGTGCCCAGCAGCACTTACACAGCCGATTTAAGTTGTGAGCCTGCACGCCTGACTCCGGTATTCGGTCAGATCTGGCCGGTCAGCTTGCCTCAGATTGCTGCGGTGTCTGTCACGTTTGATGCGGGGTATGGCGCGGGAGCAACGGTCCCCGAAGGCCTTAAGAGTTGGATCAAGCTGCGGGTGGGTAGTCTTTACGCGCACCGGGAAGAAGTGGCCGTGGTCAGTCGTGGCAGGGTTGAGCTGCTTCCCTTTATCGATGGGCTGCTCGATCCCTACAAGGTGGCCTTTGTATGACTACATTGCGCGCCGGTCAGCTAACGCGTCGGCTCACACTGCAAAGCTTGAGTACCACGCTCGATAGTTATGGTGTCTCAGTCCCTACCTGGACCAACGTGATGACCGTTTGGGCGGATATTCAACCGCTCACAGGTCAGGAGCGCTTGAGCGCCGCTCAGCTGGTAAGCGAAGTCACGCATCAGCTCACGGTGCGCTATTCGAGCCTTCTTGCCGATACACGTGTGGTTGCCGGCTACCGGGCGCTCTACAAGGGTCGCATTTTTAATATTCACGCAGCGTTAAACGAGGACGAAAGTAATGTCCTGGTAACGCTTCTCGCCTCGGAGGGCTTAACTCGTGGCTAACACCAGCACTGTCGAGGTAACTGGCTTGAAGGAACTGGACGCTTTGCTAAAAACCCTTCCCGCCAAGATCGAGGGTAATGTCATGCGAGGCGGCATGCGGGCATCACTTAAGGTGATTGGGGACGTTGCCAAAACTAATCTTGCAGCCAACGGCACAATCAAAACCGGCAACCTTCAAAAGAGTATCCGCATTGGGTTTAAGCGCAAGAGCGAAACCGGTTATGGGTGGATCCGCGGGCGCCTCACTGCAGGCAACAAGGACGCCTGGTACGCACACTTTATCGAGTTCGGCACGGCCTCTTTTTATACCGGACAGGGCAAGACCGTTGGCAAACCTTACGAGATCCACCCCAAGAACCACAAGAGCCTTTTCTTTGCAGGGGTCATGCGTGAGGTCATCGTGCACCCGGGCATTCATCCCAAACCCTTTATGCGCCCAGCCTTGGACCAGGCAAGCGGCAAAGCGATCACGACCTTCGCCGACTATCTGCGGGTGCGCTTGCCTAAAGAGCTGGCCAAGGCCGCACGATGAGCGCAGAACTCATTACCTCTGCTCTGCTGAATGTCGCGGGCGTCACTACCCTTGTCGGCGATCGTCGCGCTCTGGCAGTGTTACCGCAAAACTGCGCCATGCCCGCTCTCATCTACTCAACGGTCAGTACAACGCCAATCCTTACGATGAATGCTCTCTCAGGCCCACAGCTATTAGAGAGCCGAATCCAGGTGACCGCGCTTGCGCTCACGCCCGCTGGGGTCGAACAAATCCTTGCCGCAGTCATGGCCGCAATGAATCTTAAAAGCGGTAGCTACGCGGATAAGAGCGTGGCCAGGGTCGTTCGCGATATCAAAACGCCCATCACACGCGATAACGAGGCCAACGTCTGGTACGGCTCGCAGGATTTTATGGCGCTCTGGTACGAATAAAGCTCGTGAAAATAATTGAGAAACCATACCGCTGGTGAGGCGGTTTTTTTTCGTCTGCCTCTTGGCAATTAATTAAGGAATGACCATGGCACAAGCATCAGGTGTATTTAAGCAAGTATCAATAAAAGAAGAAACCTCTTACGGCGTTCTTCCGGCGGTTGTAACAGGCGCGCAGCTGCTGCGTCGAACTGACGCGAGTTTTAATTTAAGTAAAGACACGTATGAGTCAGGCGAAATTCGCCCTGATTTACAAACAGCAGATTTCCGTCACGGTGTACGCAAAGTGGCCGGCAGCTTAAAAGGTGAATTGTCACCTGGCTCCTATGCGACTTACCTTGGCGCAATCCTCAAGCGAGATTTTGCTGCGGTGACAGCAATTACCGCTGCAAGCATCACTGTCGCAGGAACTGCCCCGAATTACACGATTACACGCGCAGCGGGCTCGTTCCTGACTGACGGCATCAAAATCGGTCAGGTAGTCCGCCTGTCAGCAGGCGTCTTTAACGCTGCAAACTTGAATAAAAATCTGTTTGTGACGGGTGTCACTGCACTTGCGCTGAACGTCATTGTTTTAAACGGCACGGCACTCGTTGCTGAAGGTCCGATTGCAGCCGCTACCGTTTCGGTGCCAGGTAAAACAACTTATATCCCGTTATCTGGTCACACAGACAAATCGTACTCAATCGAAGAGTGGTACGCGGATATTGCACGCTCAGAGGTTTTCTCTGGCTGCAAATTTACAAAGGCCTCGGTGCAGTTGCCTCCAACGGGCATGGCAACACTGGATCTGACGGTAGCCGGAAAAGACCATGGCCAGACGCCAGGCTCAACACGTTATTTCACAAGCCCAACGTCTGCCACGTCTAGCGGCGTGGTTGCCGCTGTCAACGGTGTCTTGCGAATTGGTAATCAGACACTCGCCTCCGTGACGGGTCTGAACTTTGATGTTGATGCCTCCTTTTCTGGTGATGCGGTGGTGGGTGCCAATACCATTTCAACTCAATTCGCCGGACGGGTAAAAGTTACTGGGCAATTCACCGCCTACTTTGAAGATGGCGTTTTGCCAGCTGCGTTCTTCTCTGAATCAGAACTTGGCATCCAGGTTGCCTTGACAACCTCCAACGATGCCGCGGCTGAGTTCCTTAGCTTTTCCTTATCGCGCGTGAAGCTGGGAGGTGCAGATAAGGCAGACGGCGAAGGTGGCGTTGTTCGCACCTATCTGGCCTTGTTGATGACGCTGGTAAGCCGGTCGCGTTTTCAAAGCAAGCCGCGCTTGAACTGTATAACGATCCAGAAATGGCATGGCTAGTCGATCAGCTTGAAACAGCGCTTGGTGATAAAGAGCTTTTTATCACGCGCTACGCGCGGGCCTGATCAGCCACGTCAGAGCGCAACTCAAACTCGGCAAGAAACGCACGGACGGGACCTCTGAGCTCGATCATCTGCAAGCCGTTCATCAGTCAACGGGCAAGAAACCTATAGAGCTTGATATACCTCCCGTTCCAACTGGCGGCGAATATCTGCTCGGTGTTTTTATGGATCTTCATTGTGCGAGGCCAGCGGGTGGCATGTCAGTCGGAGCAATCCTTTTGTCTGAAATAGATGCCTGGCAAAGAGTCTTCCACATCGCTCTGACACCTTGGGAAGTAGAAACCATTTTGCATATTGATCGCGCAGCCTTAACAGAGATGATGGATACAAAATGAGCATTAATGTCGGTCAGTTAACAATCGAGATGGCGGCCAACGTCGTCCGCTTGAAGACTGATATGGATAACGCCCGTAAGACTGTTGAGTCTGCGATGGGCGATATTAAAAAATCGGCAGAGTTGGCCAAGTCTGCGCTGGAAATGATCGGTGTTGGTTTATCGCTCAATTTTTTCAAAGACTATATAAAAGGTGCGATTGATGCGGCCGACGCAATCAAGGACTTAAGTAAATCTACGGGTTTGGCTGTCGGCGAGCTTGCCGGATTAAAACTTGCTGCCACGCAGTCCGGCAGCGACCTGGAAGGGACTGCTCAATCGATCAATAAGCTTTCCGTCAACATTGCGAACGATGTTAAAAAGTTTGCTGCGCTTGGGATTACGGCCAAAGATCCGCTTGAGGCTTTCAAACAACTTGCAGATGTCTTCGTCTCTATTGAAGACCCGCAACTTAAGGCAGCGGTTGCAGCCGAGGCCTTAGGCAAGAAGTGGCAGTCTGCTGCCCCCCTACTTGCAGAGGGAAGTGATGGCATTGCAAAGATGGTTGCAAGAGGCAAAGAACTGTCTGGTGTCACGCCAGAGCTAACAGATGCCTCAGATAAGTTTAACGACACCCTCGCAGAATTGCATACCAAAGCTGGTGGCGTTGCTAATCAGTTAGCAGAAAAGCTCTTGCCCTCACTCCAGGCGGTAGCAGATGAAATGCTTCGGTCAGATAAGAACACCTCGTCCTATTCTGTCGCGCTTGACTACGGCACTGCTTGA